ATAGTAAAAGCACTATACAAGTATGGTGCTTTTACCGGACTTATACTTGCGAAGGACTATGCAAGTATGTATTTATTAACAGATTTTCATGAATGACTCTTGAATCATTCATGAAAATCTGTTATAATGAGGCAACAACCCATCGAAAGGAGAATACTCATGAAAACTTTATTTGTTTTTAGCAGTATTGGTGTTGCTGTTGCAGGAATTGTCTCGGCGATTTTAGGATTGATATGGATAGTCACTGCCATACGTCGTAAAAAAACAACTGTAAAAAAAGCCTTTGCATCAGCTATAGCTGCAACTTTAATTTGTTCTGTCGTTAACGGCGTTGCCTACTTCAAAGGCGTAGCGCCTGAACAAAACAATATACCAAACAGTGATGGTAGCTACAAAAAAATAGAAACCAAAGCAGCTAAGGATGAAAGTTCAGCTACGGCGCCGCCAGTGCTCGATATGAACACCGACAAGGAAACCGAAGCAGTGAAAGAGTCAGAGACCAGCCAAGAGCCAGAAACCTCGTCAATAGGCGAGCAGGTCACAGAAGGATCATTAAGCGACGAAAAGCCGGATTACGATGAAATGATTGCACAGCTTGAAGAAAACGTAATAGATACAGTCAGGAAAGCTGCAGAGGGCAAATTCAGTCATGAGACGGAAGCTGATATAACGTTTGAATATTTTACGGGCTTTGTTCTTGTTAAAATGCAGTATGCCGACAACCTGACAAACGAACTCATCAAAAAGGGCATCTGGCGCGACATTGGAAATACTCTCTCAGCTGTTAATTTTGATGCCAAGGGATTTGATATGGTGGTTAACGAAGAACTAACAGTCCCCTGCTACGCGATAGAGCGAATCGGATTTAACATCACAGCGCCCAATGGTGATATTATTCTAAAGGCGGAATACACAAAAGAAGATATCCAGAACACAGACTGGCAAAATCTCACCGTTAATGAGATTGAGGCTCTGGCAGACTGGAAGGATGTATCACCTAACCTCAAATAATTCTTGCGTAAGAATATAGATAAAAAGCATTGGCAGAAAACCAATGCTTTTATATTGCACTATATCAGTCTGGTATAAACACTATGGCGATATCGGAAAAGCATAAGACAAAAATTGCCTTATACCTTAAACTTTCAATCCTTAAATGGAGTACCTTAAATGGAGTACCTTACACCCTCATACAGCAAAAGCTGAAAACCGAACAACGATAAGCCAAAGGGCATCGGATTATTCCGGTGTCCTTTTGTTTATAGAATTTTCCGATGAAAGGAGGAACACACATGGGAAACAGCCTAAAAGAACTCGGTCGCCTTGGACAAAAACGCTACGGCGGCTTCTTTTACGAAGAATTTTTGAAAGAACTGCAAGGTAAAAAAGGAATTGCAGTTTTTCAGGAGATGAGTGAAAACGACGACACGGTAGGAGCAATCCTTTTTTCGATAGAAATGCTTATCCGTCAGGCGGTGTGGGATGTTCAGGCAGGCGGCACAACTCCGGCAGATGAAGAAGCAAAAGATTTTATTCTTTCCTGCATGGATGATATGCAGGATACATGGAGCGACACCATCTCGGAAATCCTTTCCTTCCTGACATATGGATGGAGCGCACATGAAATCGTCTACAAGCGGCGCTGCGGTAAGAGAGCGGACCCACGTCTTAACAGCAAGTACACGGACGGTCTTATCGGGTGGCAGAAGCTGCCGATCCGCAGTCAAGACACGCTATACGAATGGAGATACGACAACAAGGACAATATTATCGGACTGGTACAAAACCCGCCTCCTGATTTCGGATTAATCGAAATCCCCGCCGAGAAGCTCCTGCTATTCAAGACAAAGAGCAGGAAAGGAAATCCCGAAGGACGAAGTATTCTCAGAAACGCATACCGTGACTGGTATTTCAAACGCCGCATTCAGGAAATTGAGGGAATCGGCATAGAGCGAGACCTTGCAGGATTTCCGACATTGACAGCGCCGGAAGGAATGAACATATGGGACGATGAAGACCCTGAGATGGTTGCTATCAGAGTAGCAGCAGAAGCCATCGTTCAGAACGTCAGGAGGGACAGCCTTGAAGGCATCGTGCTCCCTTCCGGATGGACTTTATCACTTCTTAGCACTGGCGGAAGGCGGCAGTTTGATACAAGCGCAATCATTGAGAGATATGACAGCCGAATTGCCATGACGGTGCTTGCAGACTTTATACTTTTGGGTCATCAGAGTGTCGGCAGTTTCGCTCTTTCGAGCGACAAGACGAAGATGTTCAGCATGGCGATCGGCAGCTACCTCGACATTATATGCGAGGTGTTCAGTAACAAAGCAATCCCCGCCCTCATCGATATGAACAGAGAGCATTTCAACGGCATCTCAGACTACCCACGACTGATACACGGCGACGTAGAGAATGCAAACCTCGAGAAACTCGGTAATTATATCAGTCAGATGGTGAACTGCGGCGCCCTTATCCCGGACGAGAGCGTGGAAGACTTCATAAGAGACGCTGCCGGAATGCCGGAACGCATCGGAGAATGGGAAGAACCGAAAGAGACATCCGTCCACGATGATAGTGCGGACGAAGGCAAAGACCAAGAATTGAGTGCCGGCAGCAAAAATGATACAGACATCGACTCGGAAGAGGACGTAAAAGACCTTGAAAAAGCCAAAAAGGCAAGAAAACGCCTCGGAAGGAGCGAGATGTAATATGCACTGCAAGCACAGAGTTCATAAACAGCGTCGAAAGCCGCTCATGGCAACAAAAACAAAGGCGCAACGGGATGCACTACGAAGATTGAATTCTTTTATCAGAAAAAACAACCCGCAGCTGGTCAGATTTCTTCTTCGCATTTGGAAAGACCAAAGCGACGCAATCACCTACAAGGAGCTGAGGGAGTCAATCCTTGCAGGTGCAATGACCGAAAAGCAGTTCACGGACTGGCAAAGCGATTACGTGAACTTTTTCAATACCATCCTGAAGGACAGGCTACTCGAAGCAACTGCCGCAGGCGGAAAAGGATTGGCGGCTGCATTGCTTTCAGATGCTGACGTTTACAAACCGCTGGGCGAAGGCATCGACAACTGGATAATCGTTCACGGCGCAGAGTGGATAACCAGCATGAGTGATGAAGCAAAAGAAACCGTATCGACAATGATACGCTACACCGCCAAGGGCAATATGACAGTTGACGAACTGGCGCAAGTGATAAGACCGACAATCGGACTGACTAAACCGCAGAGCCTGGCTAACGCGAAGTATTACGAGGCAGTAAAAGCCAGCATAAAGACTAAGCTTATGGAAGCCAACCCGAGAATGAAAGAATCTACAGCCGAGAAACAAGCAGCCAAGAGGGCAAGAGAATCAGCGGCAAGGTATGCCGGAAGGCAGCACAGAGAACGAGCAATAACGATTGCAGAAACGGAGCTCGCCTTCGCCTACAACAAAGGAGCAGACGACGCCGTACAGCAGGCAATCGACAACGGACTTCTGCCGCCTATGAAGTCCGTCTGGCTCGCAGCTGCAAACGAAGGCGTATGCGGAATATGTGCGGCACTTGACGGTACGTCAGTGAATTTCGGAGACAGCTTCGATTATAAAGGAAAAAACCTCTACGCAGGGCAGAAACGAACGCCTCCGGCACATCCAAGGTGCCAGTGTGTGCTCGGCTACGAAGAGGCGTAATAGGAGGAAAGCAGATGTTTACATTCAAAGAAGCTCTGAAAGAGCCAATAAAGAAAGCGAACGGTGTAACCGGACGCTTTAAAATTGCCAAATCAGACAATGACAAACGCCTTGCCTTCGGCTGGGCAAATGTTTCGGTGAGCGCCGCTGGAGAGCAACTGGTTGATTACCACGAGGATATGATTGACATTGACGAGCTGGAGCAGGCGGCTTATAAATACGTTGAATTCTTCCGCGAAGGTGGAGAAATGCATGAGCGCGGCGGATGCGCCGTTCTTATCGAAAGCATGGTATTCACCAAAGAAAAGCAGACAGCCCTCGGACTGCCGGAAGGCACTGTGCCGGAAGGCTGGTGGATTGGCTTCCATGTAACGGACGATGATGTCTGGGCAAAAGTAAAAGACGGAACTTATCCGATGTTTAGCATTGAGGGTGAGGCAATTCGTGAACCGGTAGAAGAACCGCAACAAAAATGTTAAACCGAGGGGTGGCATTGCCACCCTCTTTGTTTATAAAAATACAGCGGAAAGGAGGAAAACAAGTGGCAACAAAACTCAAAGATCTAAAAATCAAGAAGGTGGACTTTGTGGATGCCGGAGCCAACCAACAGGCGGATGTTCTGATCTTTAAAAACAAAGATGGCATACCGGCAACACCGCAAAAGCCTGAGCAACAGAACATCTTGAAACGCGTCCTTGCAAGCATTATGGCAGTTGCAAAGAAAGAAGGCATCGAGCAAACCGAAATCGAGGAAATTACAAAAGGTTGTGAAGCGGAAACTTTCGATGACAAATTCAAGTCCGCTCAACTCCGAAAGACAACCGATGAAATCTGGGACTTTTGCTATTTCTTGCAGGACAGCCTCTGCTCTATTGTGCGTGATAACGACGTGGCAGCCACGGAGAAAGGCACAATGATGAGCCAGAGTCTCGCTGAATTCAACGAGGCTGTAATGGCCGCAATTTCTCTCTGGGCGAATGGCTCACCTACTAAGGTACTGAAAAAGCAGCATGAAATGACTGCCGAACAGATAAACGTCGCCAAAGCAAGGCTGGCGGCACTTATCGCAAAAGCCGAAGGCAAACAGCCGAGCGGCGAAACGGATCCGGAAAACAACCCCGGCGAAATCAAAAAAACCAATACAAAGAAAGGAGTCGATGAAGACATGAAAATCGACAAGAGCAAACTCACTCCTGAAGAACTCGCCACCCTCGAAGCTATCGAGAAGAAAGCTGGCATTCAGGACGAACCCGCACCTGCGACCAACTCTGTGGAGAAGAACGCAGCGCCTGCCGCTCCCGCTGCTCCTGCAGCAACTGAACCCACCTCCACCGAGCCTGCTGGTGAAGACATCTACAAGGGCTTACACCCTGCCGTAGCTGCTGAACTTAAGGAACTCCGCAAGAGAGCAGACGCAGCAGAAGAACGTGAGCTTCAGAGCGTAGCCAAGAAGTACGAAATTCTCGGCAAGAAGCCTGAAGAACTCGCGAAGACGCTCAAGTCTTTGAAGGACGCAGGCGGCACAGCCTACGACGACATGATCGGCGTACTCGACCAGAGCCTCACAATGGTTGAAAAATCCGGCGCCTTTACTGAAATCGGCAAGAAAGGCAATGGCGGCATACCTGACGCATGGGCACAAATTGAGAAACACGCCGACGAAATCCAGAAGAACGCACCTACGCTCACCCGTAATCAGGCTATCGACAAGGCGTGCGAACAGCACCCTGACCTCGTAGCCGAGTATGAGAACCAGAGATAAGGAGGAATAACAATGAGCTTTTATGGAACCACCATCAACGACAGCCCTACCGTAGCAGGCGTGGCAAGCGCAGCAATCGAGGGTAAGGCATTCCACGCCGCAGCTTTCGACAGCGACGGCAAAATTATCGTCAATGCCACAAAAGGCGCAAACGTCCTTGGACTTCTCGGCGCAGAACACGGCGACGTAGAAGCTGGCGGTACCGTTACCGTTCAGATTAAGGACATCGGTCTCTGGAAGGCAGGCGCAGCAATCGCAGTTGGCGCTGAGCTTACCAGCGACGCCAACGGCTGCGCAGTAACAGCAACTGCTGGTGATTTTATCACCGCTATCGCACTTGAACCCGCCGCGGCAACTGACGAAATCATCAAAGTACAGATTGTCAAGGCTGGATATGCCAAGACGGCGTAATCAAAAGAGCCTTTGTTGTTAGTTGAATTTTTACTCACAATTATTATACGAATTATTATACGAGGAGGTTAACAGACAATGAATGTTACTACTAACGCTGGCATCCAGCAGCAGATCGCGAAAGGCTGGAAGCCCAACAACTACTTGACGAATATGTCGATGGCATACTTCGCCAACCCTGCTGACTTTATAGCAACCCGAATCTTCCCGATTTGCCCTGTTGCACAAAGTTCCAGCTACTATTACAAATTCAGCAAGGCAGACCTCGCTCGCGACAACGTGAGCCGCAAGCCTGCCTACGGCAAGGTCGCTCCTGCAATTATGGGGCAGACCGATGACACCTACAAGTGCGAGGTAGATCAGATCATCGTTGGCATCGACCAGATCGCAACTCTCGACTTCCAGAGAGCACACGCTCCCGGCGCCATTGACCCTCGCAGAGCAAAGGTGCGTTTTGCAACAGAGCAGATGCTTCTTCATCAGGATATCCTCTTCGCTGATCGCTTCTTCAAGTCCGGAGTCTGGGATAACGAGTGGAGCGGCGTAGCTTCTAATCCGTCCGGCAAGCAGTTTTTGAAGTTTACCGACGACAACTTTGCCCCCGTGTCTTTCTTTGACGCGCGCAAAAAGGACATCAAGCAGAACGGCCGCAGAACTCCCAACAAGCTCTGTCTCGGCATCGATGCCTTCAACGCCCTCAAGAACCACGGTGACATCATCGAGCGGGTCAAGTATTCCGGCGGAACTTCCAAACCGGCTATCGTCAACGAAAAGGTTTTGGCTGAGCTTTTAGGCTTTGAGGAAGTGCTCGTAATGGAAGCCACCTACAACAAGGCCGGAATCGGCGGTGAGAACATGGACTTCATCTGTTCCCCCGATTCTGCGCTCATGTGCTACACCACAAGCGCGCCGTCCATCGACGAGCCTACCGCCGGTTATATCTTCACATGGGATATGCTCGGCAACGGTCAGCACGTTGCATTCGACCAGTACGAAGGCGAAAAGGGCACTCACAGCGAATTTGTGGAAGGCATCATGTCCAGCGACATGAAGAAGACTTGCGACGACCTTGCCATCTTCATGAATGGCTGCGTATAAGGAGGGAGAGACGATGAACGGCTATATTGCACTAAAGGCGGTAACCTTTGGAGGCGTAGCTTACACCGAAGGCTCCATAATTCCGGCTGACGTCGTTCTCCCCTCCCGCGTTCCCGCTCTGTTGAGGAATAAGAAGATTGCCAAGCTCTCGGATGCCGCTGAGAACAATCGCGCAGAAGGCGCAAAAATGCCCCTGAAAGAGCCGAAGGAAGTTGAAGGGGTAAACTTACCCATCAAGACAGAAGACGGCGTGCTGGGGCTTTTGGTAAGTTGTGAGGACATTGTGAAGGCGGTCGAGACCATGCAGATGAATGCAGAAGATGCCGAAAAAGCAATCAAGGAGATTGACTCCGAAGATGCGCTCATAATCATTGACGCCTGCGACAGCCGAAAGACTGTCAAGAAAGCCGTCAGGGAACGCGCCGAAACCATAAGAGCGGAATCCGAGCAGGGCAACGACACGGAAGGAGATGCCGCAACGGGCGGTGATGAGTAATGGCAAGACAGACCTACTCATACGACAGTACAAAAATCGGAGAGCGCGGGAAGGATAGAATGCGATTTGAACTCGGCGATACTATGGTCGAGGGAAACGAGCAAACCTCCGCGCTTTCCGACGAGGAGTACGAAGCGATTCTAAAAGCCTATCCGGGTAAATGGAAGAAAGCGAAGCTGACGCTTATCGAGGGCATAATGCGCCGTTTCTCTTATGAGGTGGATACTGATGTGGGTCCACTTTCGCTTTCGCTCCGCCAGAGGTATGAGGACTGGAAAGCTATGTACGACCAGCTGAAAAGTGAGGTTTCCGCTTCGACTGTCCCGAGCGTACACCCTTCTGTGATTAACGGCGGTCATTATTTCCGTGAGGGAATGCACAACAACCTGAACGCAGGAGGAACGGAGCCGGAAGGAGGCAGCCGCAATGTTTTACCATAGACCTGAAAATCTTTGGAAAGACTTCTCTATCGAAGAGAAGCAAGAGACAACCTCCAGCAGAGGACGCGCAAAGGACACATACGACACAGCACACCCACACTTTTTGAAAGCCATACTATGCGGCGCAACCACAAACGAAGTACAGCGATACCGGCAACTGGAACACCCAATATCACACGTCATAAGTCACCGAGGAAAACCTCAAGCCAAAGAAGGCGACCGGTTCATCCTTCAAAACCGCACATTTTACGTGCAAGGCGTGGACGATCCGGGCAATCAGGGAATCTGGACGCTTTACTACTGCGAGGAAAGGAGTGGAACGCAGGATGGACATTAGTCAAGACGACATCAACAGAGCGGTACAGCAAGCGATATCAAAGGGTGTGCGCAAGATAATCGCAACCGTCGACACACAGGCGAAATCCTGCGCAGTCAGAGCAGCAAACCAACTCCGAAACGCAGCACTCAACGTCCTGCGCGGTCAGAGACACGGAAGGCGTTACAAAAAGCCGGGAACCAAGACCTATTACACCGCATCAGCGCCCGGAGAACCACCAGCGGTACGGACAGGAATGCTTCGTATGAGTTGGGGTATGAAAGCTGAAGGAGACGGCAAAGGTACGTACACCGCCGGGATTTACTCAGATGTTCCGTATGCGGAACTGCTGGACGAGGGAACACCCGACGAAAAAACTGCGCCAAGACCATACAAAGATAAAATAATCGAAACCGCCAAACCAAAGGTGATAGAGATATTCTCTGAGATGGAAACCAAATGAGAGGAGGAAAGCCATGTCGATTATCATCAACACCACAAGGTACGAATTTGACAGAACTAAGGTCAAGAAGGGCGACCTGATCAGTGCGAGATACAACTCGTGGGAAAAGCCTCAGAACGGACTTGTAGCCTCTGTGAGCAGCACGGAAATCCGCGTCCTTTTTATTCCGGCAATCGGGAATGTGTCGAATTACTTCACCATTCCGATAAGCGAAGCCGAGAAAGGACTGTGGAAAATTAAGGTCAGCGACACCTTAATGACCGAGGAGACGGATGGCGAAGCAAATGACACTTGAAGATCTAATCTATGAGCGACTTATAAAAAGCCAAGAACTTCCTCCCTTGCTCGCCAAATTCAATAAAGCGCCGGCGGTGTTTTTTCAGAACGCACCAGACGATAAGGCGACCGGATGGGAAAGCGGAATGCAGTACCCGCGCATTGATTACGTGGTGGACCTGCAGCACAATCCGGAGCGAAAGACCAGCGGCACCTTAACTCTCAACATTTGGAGTACGGAAAGCGGCATATCACCGGAAGAATTGGAACCAATTGTGCGCCAGCTTCTCTGCGGGGTTTTCCTCGTGCCGGATAATTCACATCCCTATGTTCTAACATGGGCACGAAGCGATCCGTTTGAGTTGACCGGAAAATATGATGGCGGGATAATCGCAGGCATAACGCTCATCTTTGATGTTTTTGCATTTCCGATGCAGGTAACGACCGATCCGGATCCTATACTGGCGATAAACCATTACATCAAAGACTATGCACCGGAGGCAATCATCATCGGAGCAGACGAGCTTGAAAGAGAAACCGTACCGACAGCCGACAAGCCGGCTTTTTATTTCCGCTTAGAAACGATCCAGACGGAAAGAGAAACAAACACGGTGGTATGGGTGGACGCGGTGCTTGCAGGGCACATATTTGCAGCTGGGGAAGAGGTCACTTGGATAAAAAGCCTTTTTGATGTACTGGCGCTTGACGGAGAAGTCACCATGATGGATGGTTCCCCAATGTTTATCAGAAACCTGAAAGCGGATACAGCGCTGAACGCAACATCGGCGGGACAGGTGCGAATATCCGTCCGCTTCGGACTGCTCCGAAGAAAAACACAGCCTCATGCCATGAAACACACAGTCATGGGATTTAGTCGCACAGATGTGTGAATAAATCGCAATCACCGAATCAAAGGAGGATAGTGATATGGCAATAAAAAAAGAAACAGCCGCATTTGAAGCAGAGTACACAGTAGAGGAATTTACATCATGTACAAAGGCTGTATTCGGTGAAGCCGTATCGCCCGACATTGTAACCGCAGCGTTTAAGGTGGCGGGCGTAACAAAAACCACCAAGAGCAATGCAATCGATATAATAAACAAATTCAGAAAAAAGGAGGTTAAATAAACATGGGAACTTTTTCTATCGGAGAAAAGAAAATACGTCCCGGCGAATACCACCGCACGGAGAACGCCGGAGGAATTGTGACTGCCGGAGCAAACAACGGAATTGTCGCGGGCATAATTCGTGCCAATTGGGGACCACTTAACAAGGCGGTGGTTTTTGAACCAAGCACTGATGTTAAGGCGGTTTTCGGAAGCGGTCTCACCGAAGACCTCATCCCCGAAATGTTCAAAGCCGGAAATAAGCGCGGATACTTTGTACGTGTGGGTACCGGAGGCACTGCAGGCACAATCGCTCTTAAAGACAGCGCGGCGTCTGCCGTCGAAGTCGTAACCATTAAAGCGAAATATGTGGGCTGCCGTGAATTCAGTGTGTCGGTGAGGGAAAGCATCACCAATACAAGCAAGAAAGAGTGCATCATTTACGACGGCACTGCAGAATTCGAGAAGGTAACCTTTGATAAGGGCAAAGATGAAGTGACCGGTATCGTGGAAGCTTTCGCGGATTCCAAGAACTTCTCAGCAGAGAAAAAAGCAAATGGTAACGGTACTCTTGCCCTTGTTACACAGGCAAACTTCACCGCTGGCACAAATCCGAACGTAAATACCGAAGCCTACGCTGCAGCTTGTAATGCGTTGGAACCTTTTGCTTACAACGTCGTATGTGTAGACAGCGAAGACGCAGATGTCCATGCAGTTATTCAGGCTTTTGTTGACAGGACATTTGCCGCAGGTTCCTACCCTATGGCTGTTCTTTCTGAAAAACCGAGCACAGTGAACACCCTCACAAAAAGGATGCAGAACGCCGCGACATTCAACGACGAAAAGATAATTTATGTGCTTAACGGTGGAGAAGACACCAGCGGCAACGCAAAGCAGGGATATATCTGCGCCGCAAGAATCGGCGGCATTATTGCTGCCGTTCCTTCCAATCAGAGTGTAACCCATTGCATAGTCAGCGGATACGCAGACCTTGCAGAAACTCTCACAAACAGCGAGATTGAAGCAGCGCTCCAAAATGGCTGCATTGTTCTCACAAAGAACAGCAACGGTCAGGTATGGATTGAACAGGGCATCAATACTCTTATCACTCCATCCGGAGATCAGGACGAAGGTTGGAAAAAAATCCGCCGCGTGAAAACTCGATTCGAGCTTATGCAGCGTATCGGCGACACAGTAAACTCGCTCGTGGGCAAAATCAACAACGACACAGACGGCAGAGCTGCCATAGTTGCTGCAGGTCAGCAGGTTATCAATTACATGATTGCCGAAAAGAAGCTCAGTTCTGAATCGGCAATCATAGAAGACGACTCGAATCCCGCGCAGGGTGAAAGTGCATGGTTCATTATAGCGGTGGACGATTTCGACTCTATCGAGAAAATCTATTTGACCTATCGTTTCCGCTTCTCTGCGGTCTAAGGAAGGAGGATACATAAATGCTTAATAACCGAGGACCTATCGACACCAGAAATGTGCTGACAGGCAAAGACGGCGCTCTTTATAACGACGCGGGTGTAATGCTCGCAACCGTTGAAAGCTTTCAGGCACAAGTCAGCGTAACCAACGCAAAATACCAGCCGCTCGGCGATATGCAGGAACACGAGGCACCGCAGTCTTATAGCGTAACCCTCACCTTCTCGCAGATCATCATCGAGGACGATGCCTTCATTCAGGAATTTATGAAAGCGCTCGCAGACGGAACTCTGCCGTGCTGGAATTTCCAAGGGGTAATGAAAGGAAGAAACGGTTCGGAGCAGCGCATGAATTACCGTTCCTGCGTTCCTTCCGGTACAATCGACCTGCAGAACGTGACGGTCGGCGATGTGCTTAAGAGAGCATGGTCGTTCTTTGTAAACGAACCTCCGGCACTTCAAAAATTGCTTTCAGCAGCATAACCAAAACTCTCTAAGAGCCGGGGCGCATATCACGTCCCGGCTTATTCTTTAACAAGAATCAGAAAAGGAGGACATCAAAATGTCTGAAACAAAGATAAACGCTTCCGTAGAGGAAATCGAAATGGGCGCAGAAGCCGATAAGAATATAATTCGTTCCTACGAAAACGATATTCTCGGCGGACTCCTTGCAGCCGCCAATTTCCAAAACGACGAGGACGAAATTGTCCCAGTTGAAATTGCAAGAAACGGTGTAGTAATGCTGAAATTCCGTATCCGTCCGCTTTCAGAGGACGAGTATAACAAGTGTAAAAATCGTTACACCAAGTATGTCCGCAACAAGCAGATAGGTATCAAGCTCCCAGAAGATACCGATAACGTTATGTACCGCAACGCTTTGATTTATCAGTCTACCGTTGACGAAGACAGAGCAAAGCTCTGGGACAACAAGGAAGCATGGCGCAAACTCGACGTTCTCAACGGCGTGGAGCTTATCGGTAAGGTTTTAAAGGCCGGCGAGAAGGATGCCATCCTTGACAAAATCGATGAAATCAGCGGATACAGTTCTGTGCTTGAGGAAACCGCAAAAAACTAATAAAGGCGGGCGGTAGGGCGACAATTTTGCATCAGATATTCCAGCGGCAAGGAATACCGCCGGATGAAGTGATGGCAATGCCGCCCGGCGTCCGTGCCTTTATGTTCGCCTCAACCTTAGTACAGATTGAGAATGAAACACAGTCTAAAGGAGAGGAGGAATCGTAATGGTGGCGGAAACTTTCAGAATAGAAATACCTATAACGGTCAAGGACAACACTGACCCTGGTGTCAGCTCGGCATCCAAAAAGATGAACGGCTTTGACAAGCAGAACGAGAAGACGCAAAAGCGCTTAAACGAAATGAACCGAACACAGTATCAGATCGCTCTTGAAGCGCTGGATAAGGCATCTGTGATAATTAACAAGGTCGGAACGACCGTCAGGGGTATTACCGGAAAGGCATGGAAAATCACGATGAGCGTGATTGACAAAGCCACGGCGCCGATACGAGGGATATTTAATCTTCTTAAAAACCCAATAGTACAAGTTGGGTCTGTCCTCGGCATAACAATAGGGCTTAAGGATACCATTGACACATACGGAACGTTTGAAGCCACCATGAGCAAAGTAAACGCCGTGAGCGGAGCAACGGCGGAACAGATGAAACAGCTCACAGCAAAGGCAAAGGAAATGGGGGCAACAACCAAATTCACAGCCACAGATGCCGGCGAAGCGTTTACATACATGGCGATGGCAGGCTGGGACGCCGAGCAAATGCTCGACGGCATATCCGGTATTATGAGCCTTTCTGCAGCCGACGGACTCGACCTTGCAACAACCTCCGACATTGTGACCGACGCCCTGACAGCCTTCGGGCTTCAGGCGAAGGACAGCGGGCATTTCGCAGACGTTCTGGCAAAGGCGTCCAGCAGCGCAAACACCAACGTCTCAATGCTGGGCGAAAGCTTCAAGTATGTAGCGCCGCTCGTCGGAGCAATGCACTACAGCGTAGAAGATGTATCCCTTGCCCTTGGACTTATGGCAAACGCCAGCGTAAAGGGCAGCATGGCAGGTACGAGCTTGAAGACCGCACTATCGAACATGACGGCACCGACAGACAGCATGGCGGCGGTCATGGAGAAGTACGGTATATCCCTCACAAAATCGAACGGTGAGATGAAGAGCCTGAAAGAAGTACTCGATACCGTTAGAACTAAGATGGGCAAGCTGAACGAAACCGAGAAAGCGGCAGCAGCGTCAACCCTGTTCGGCAAGGAAGCAATGTCTGGAATGCTGGCAATCATCAACGCCAGCGAAGAGGACTACAGCAAGCTTGCAGAAAGCATCGCCAACGCAGACGGAGCAGCGCAAAAGATGTCGGAAACCATGCTGGATAATATGCAGGGCTCATTCACCCTTCTGCAGTCAGCCGTTGACGGCGTAAAAATCCGGCTCGGTGAAAGGCTGGCTCCATATCTGCGTCAATTTGCAAATTGGCTCACCAGCAAGATGCCGAAGGTCGAAGAAGCCATAGACGAATTAATGGACTTTGTCGATGAAAAAATCCAGTGGCTCAAGGAAACCATCAACGAATTCACCAGCGGGGAAGAATGGGAAAACGCAGACATCTGGCAGAAAATAAAAATCGCTTGGGACAAAATCGTAGCTGAACCCTTCAGAGAATGGTGGCAAAAAACCGGTCGCAAACTGTTTGCAGAAAAAGCGTCTTCTATCGGTCAGTCTATCAGCTCCGGCATAACAGCCGGACTACTGGCGCTTCTCGGAATTGATATAAATGACGCTGTGCAAGATGGCGCGACCATCGGTGGAGCTTTCATTGACGGATTCAAAAAAGGATTTGACACTGAAAAGATATCCGAAGCGCTGAAAGAATGGGCTGAAAACAATAAGGAGATTGTGATTGGCATAGGCGCCGTCGTTGGCTTCAATCTCATCACCGGTATAGCCGGAAAGTTAAATAAGCTCACGGCTTTTATAAAAGACCACTTCGGCAAATCAAGCAACAGTGGAAGCGCAGGCGGTGGCATAGGATCAACAGCCGCCATGTCGATCAAAAGCACAACCACTACGGTCAACGGTACAATTATCAATGTTTACGGTAGAAAAATCAACGACAGAAGCAGCAGAAGTCGAAACAGTAGCGGAGACAGCGGAGGGAACTTATTAGACCGATACCTTAAAACCAAACTCCTAACCGAAGGCGGAAAGCAAACTGTAAAATATCTCCTGCCGGTCGGAAAAGCACTTTTGCCAGGAAGTGGGTCTGGTGCACCCTTGCTAACAGGAGGATTGGCAACTGGAACGACAGCAGCAGGCGGATTGACATCCGCAGGAAGCTGGCTGAGCAAATTGCTAACGCTCGGATCGTCCTCATCCGTTATTGGAGCAGACGGATCGCTTCTCGCAGTACAAGGCGGGTTAGGAGGAACGCTCGGCAGTATCGGCTCGTTCTTCGGAAGCACAGCAACAACTGCTGCAGGTGCAGCCGGAGCGGGAGCTGCAAGCTTGGGAGGAATACTCGGACTCGCTGCCGGAACAATTTCATCCATTGTTGACATATTTCAAGGAATCGGTAAGAGCAAAGATGGCGACAAAAAAGGTGCTAAAGACGAGTACATCACTGCAGGAACAAAAGTAGGAATGATGGGTACAGGAGCAGGTATAGGCGCACTTATCGGCGGACCCATCGGCGCTCTTGTCGGAGGCGGCATCGGCGGTTTGGCTTCCCTTTTCACTGGCGGTAAAGTCGGTAAATGGATCAGTGATGCTACCGACGAAGAAGGCTGGCTAAATAACGCATGGCAAGGAACAAAGAAGTTTTTCAAGGAAGACCTCGGTCATTTCTTCGGAGAGACGATTCCGAATGGTTGGAACAGCTTCTGGGACGGTATTGGAAACTTCTTCACAACCACGATCCCACAATGGTGGGGCGGCTTGAAGGATAAGGTCTCGAATTTCTTCACTGAGACGATACCGCAAAAATGGGACGAAATGTGGAAGTCAATCGGAGACTTCTTCATTGAAGATGTACCATACGCCATAGGCTATGCCTGCGGCAGAGTGCAAGTGTTCTTTACCGAAACAGTCCCCGGATTTTTCGGAGATTTATGGGACGGAATAACCGACTTCTTTACTGACACACTTCCAACGTGGGCAAGTGATGTCTGGAGCAACAATATTGTCCCATTCTTCACAGAAAAGGTTCCCAAGTTCTTCGGAGATTTATGGGACGGAATAACCGGCTTCTTTACTGACACGCTTCCAACGTGGGCGGCGGATACATGGAATAACTCAATTGTTCCATTCTTCACAGAATCCATACCGGGCTTTTTCTCTGACATCTGGAACGGCGTGAAAAAACTGTTTACCGAAGAGATTCCGAGAGTTGCCACAAACATTTGGGACAACGTGAGCGGATGGTTTAATAGTATCGGTGACTGGTTCGATGAGACTTGGGACAAGGTTAAAGGCTTCTTTGGTGCGGGCTACAAGGATGCAACAAGTAAACACGCTTGGGGTGGCATTATGACATCGCCGCACGTTGGAATGGTAGCTGAGGATGGTCCAGAAGCTATTATACCGCTGTCGCCAAGCAAGGTAGGGCGTGGATTTGACCTGTGGATGAAAGCCGGACAGTTGCTCGGCGTGAAGCCGTATGCAGATGGAGGCATAGCCGGAAATGTTCAGGATGTTCCGGTCGACTCGCACACTGGCAACAGCGGCGGTCATCATTTCAGCATTAATTTAACTCTAAACCCGGAATTTATCATTGAGGGAGGCAATCTTGATGAAGAAAGTATTATCGCGATCATCAAGGCGAAAATCCATGAGCTGGTGGATGACATCAGCGACGAAATGGCAGAACGTCTTGCTCGAATCTTCGCGAATATGCCGGTGAAAGGAGAAGCATAACTATGGACTTATATCTGACCGAAAAGGACACGGGCTGGAGACTTCCGTGGTGTCTTCTGCCGGACAAGGTAAAAGCAAAAACGACGAGCGGATTTATAAGCTATGAATTCATAAGCGTCGGCGAGGTGAAAATTCCAAATGGGCAGAAACTCCGGACGTATTCGTGGAGCGGGACCTTTCCGGGGCTTGGGATGAAAAGAATGCCATTTATTAAGCAGTCGCTGTACTATACGCCGAAAGAAATGGTATCCTGCATTGAAAAATGGCGAACAAATCACACCGAGCTAAAATTGATGTTGACAGAAACTCCGCTGTATGCAAACGTCTATCTGAAATCGTTTTCTTACGAACCGAGCGGAGGGACGGGCAATATTGACTACTCTATCGAGTTTATAGAGGCGAAGCCTGTGACAGTCTATACCGTTAAGGAAGCCAAGACTACCGAGAGTGCTAAAAGCTCAAACATATCCAGCGGCTCACGTCCGACCACTAACAGTACCAAAACCAACACCAAATCAGAACAGACAAAGACCTACACCGTCAAAAAGAATGATAACCTTTGGAACATCTCCAAGGCAAAGCTCGGCAGCGGTGCTCGGTACGGCGAAATCTATAGAATGAACAGGACGGTAATAGGCAATAACCCCGATCTTATACGCCCCGGTATGGTTCTGCTTTTGCCATACTGATTAAGGAGAACACAGATGTTAGATATTTCAAAGATAGCATACAAAGTTTATTTGTTACGCGAAAGCGGAGAGGAACTGGACATTACTGATGCTGCAATAAACGTCAACTGGGGAGAAAACGAGGGAGAACTCGCACAGCGAGTCTCCTTGACTCTCGGTAATGTAATCTACAAAGGCAAAAGAATGTCAAGCCTTGCAAAACCAAACTGCTTTATAATCATAAACGCGGAAAGCGGAGGCGAAGCAGAGGAGGTCGCACGGGGAAAAATCACCGAGTGGAATCCGACACGTTCAGGTAACTCCGATGAGCTCAGCCTTGAAGGATATGATGAGCTGTATGATCTGCAGGCGTCGCAAGACAACCGATATGTTAGCGCAGGGGTGGGTACGAAAACAGCACTGATAGAGATTTTCAATGATTGGGGAATCCCGGTCGAAAAATACGAGGGACCGAACGTTTCACACGCGAAGACCACTTTTAAAAACGAATATCTGTCAGATATAATTCTGGAATTGCTTGAAACAGCATACAAACATGGTGCATCGAAGTGTATTGTCCGAGCCAGCAAAGGCAAGGTATCTGTCATACCCAAGTCAAGTAACGAGACAATTTACTGCTTTGAAGAAGATCATAACCTCGAAATGACCAATTATAAAATCAGTACCAGCAGTATGGTAACTGTAGTTAAGGTAGTTGCTACCGAAGATAAGGACGGGCGTCAGGCTGTAGAAGCCATCGTCAAGGGCAAGACCGAGTATGGCAACCGGCAAAGAATATACGTTCGAGACGATGATGATACAATGGCGACAGCAATGGCGGCGGCAAAGGAGATTCTCGAGCAGGAAGGAGTTCCGACAGAAACAATAACCGTAAATGCTCCAGACGTCCCCTGGATACGAAAGGGCGACAAGGTTAAAATCACTACCAGAGTCTACACCGGATATGCAACAGTATTATCCATACAGCACAATGCCAGCAACAAAAGCATGAGCATGAGGCTGAAAAAAACATCCTAAACCGAGGAGGAAGACATGGCAGACGAAGGAATTAATAAGCTTGCAAATATAATGCGCCAAAGAATGCAGAGAGAGCGAGAAGCTTATGGCAGTCTCGTTCTCGACTTCGGCGTCATTCAAGATGACTACAGCCTTATAACCAACACATATCCTGTACCCATCCCCAAAGCGGACTACCTTGTACTGCGCCAGCTCACCCTTGGGGACACAGGCGAAGTGCTGACCAAGACGCAATCCCCGGGATATCCGAGAGATGGCACACACTCGCACACTGGCAGCGGGCATCACGAAGGACACATAGAAGGAGACGGGAGCCACGAGCATTTAGACGAAGCACCGCATATTCATGACGTTCTCATCCCAAAGAAAATGCGCTGGCTGAAGCCCGGAGACAGAGTTCTTGTGGCGTGGGTACAGCATGATGCAGTTGTCCTTGACATTATTCGTCCGGCAACCGACATCGGATAGGAGGCGTTCATGGCAGAAAAAAAGCTATTCCCTGTTTTCGATGTGCCGGAAATTTCAGTACCGACACAGTCACAGACAAGAAAGTATAAGCCGAGCGTTTTCTTTGACTTTGACAAGGGAGACTTTCGACTTGATGGTGCCAATAAAATGACCGTTTCCACCGGCAAGGAAGCCTATATACAATGGTGTCGCAAGGTTATTGAAACCGAGCGAGATACCTGCCTTGCATACAGTACCGACATCGGTTCAGAAAAAGAGGCGGCATTTGCAGAGGGAGACCGAGCTGCAATTGAAGTGGCACTCGAAAAAACCATTACAGAGACGCTTATGGTCAACGCCCACACCGAATATGTCCGTGAATTTGAGTTCTCGTGGAGAGCAGACGAGCTATATCTTACCTTCACGGTTAAAGGCAAAGAGTGGGAGGAAGCCACGATAAACGTCTCCTACACAAGATAGGAGGAAAAAGCATGGCAGAAGAACAGTTTGGAATTTCCGGGCAACTTGAGTTCGTTCCTCCGCTTTGGCTTGAGGCGCAGGATGCGGAAACTATCCACGAAAGAATGATGCAGGCTCTTCCCGATGATATTGATGATACCGAAGGCGGCTTCCCATGGGACTTCACAAAGCCTACAGCACTCGAAAAAGCAGAGCTTTTGGAGTACCATATGATGGAAACCTTAAAGATTATGCACTATATGTTCGCTTATGGTGTATATCTTGATTACCATGCCAAAGCCTACGGCTTAACAAGAAAAGCGGCAAGTCCGGCTTCTGGAATTCTTCAGATTACTGGCTCACCGGGTGCAGTTATACCAAAAGGCTTTTTATTTGCCGTCCCTGCTGCAGGAGATTCCGAGGCTATAACCTTCTTTACGACAGAGGAAACGCAAATAGGCTTTAACGGTAAGGTTGAAATCCCAATTCAAGCGAGCGAAGATGGGCAGAGCGGCAACGTAGCAGCAGACACCATCGTCATAATGGCATCGCCCACCATATCGGGAATTGAAAGCATAACAAACCACGACGCCACTACCGGCGGAACCGCAGAGGAAGATGATGAATCATTACGGCAAAGAATCAAAGAGATATGTGAGTCTGCAGACAAGTCATTTGTTGGCTGTGACGCGGATTACAAGCGCTGGGCTAAAGAGTGCGAGGGAGTCGGTGATGTTATCATCATGCCGGAGTGGGCAGGCGCAGGAACGGTGAAGGTCGTTCTGCTTGACTCGAATGGGCAGCCTGCGAATCAAAAGATTGTCGAAGCAGTCTTTGATTACATTGTATCGCCAAATGACAGAGACCGGCGTAAGGCGCCGATCGGAGCAACGGTCACTGTGGCGGCTCCTACAACGGTAACAATCAACATCAGTTGCACACTGTCAATCGCAGAGAGTGAAAGTCGAAGCGAAATCATCGAGAAAATCAAAGAAGGTATCAAACGCTACTTTGATTCTGTACAAAAAGAGGCGCAGCAGCAATCACAAAAAGCAAACATCAAGCGAAACCGAATCGGGTCTATAATCATTGGTACTGACGGCGTTGCCGATTATGCAAACCTCAAGCTTAACGGCGCAGCTGAAAACATTCGTTTGGCAAGAGATGAACGTCCGACGGTCGGCAGCTTCACTGCAGAATCAGGGGTGTAGCGCATGAACAAAAACTTCGACATTGAACATTTTCCGACAACCGAAACAGCCAAACGGATGATAAGCCGAGTTTCGCCGATATACGACAGGTCGTACGTAGGTAAGTGGCTTTTTGAGATTATGGGATTTGAGATGGAGGAAGCGAGGATACTCGTGAAAAGCCTTCGAGACCAATGCTGGCTTGAAAGCTGTACATGGGGAATGCGATACTGGGAGGAACGCTACGGAATAGAGGTAGATGAAACCAAAGACCTTGAAGCGAGACGCGCCGCCGTTATAGCTAAGCGCGGAAAAAAGCGACCTCTCTCCCCCGCTGCTTTCGAGGAAGTGCTTAAGACTTTGACTGGCAGGGATGTGACAATCGACGAAAACGAACATCCATGTAGCTTTACAGTACAAATTGAAGAAGGTCCCTCCCCTGTGGATTACATAGCGATTATTGAAAAAATCGATGCTATGAAGCCGTCACACCTGTCCTATTCAATCGAGCTTCCCCGTAAAAAAGAAGCTAACCTGTACTTTGCAGCAGTGATGCATGAGATGCAGAACATCGAGTTTACAGAGTACAACCGTAAAAGCTTTGAAGCCATCACTTGGATAGTCGACGAAAGCGGAAATACACTCGTTGATGAAAAAATGAATGTCATTGTTGATTAAACGAAAGGAGGAAAAGCAAATGAGCTCAATATCAAAATTTCCAAAGCTGACGGACGCGGGCAAAGGTCTTCTGATTTGCGCTTTGTCCGGTTCTACAATAAACTTTACCCGCATCAAAATAGGCAATGGCAGTTCCCTGAAAGAGCCTGAAGCAGGTGACTATTGGTATAACATAGAAAGCAACAAACTTAATCGCTATATTGAGCAATGGGAAGAAAGTCAGCGAAACATAACTGCAGCTGAAGCCCCACCGGCAGCAGCAAGCGAAGGGGATCTATGGTACAACACCGGTGACAAAAAGCTCTATTGGTACAGTACAGAGTGGAAACTGAGCTATGACGAAAACCTGTGGTACGACACGTCCACCGAAAAACTTATGGTATACGTCACCGAATGGGTAACGGACACAGAGAAAGTATTTACCTATGGACGGGAAGCACCAGCGGCACCGGCTGCAGGAAACTGGTGGTACAACTCCGGACAAAACCAGCTGTATGAATATAACGGGCAGATGTGGAACCCAAGCGGAGCGACAATCACCTGCAGCACATCTAAGCCATTAACACAGGATACGCTGACAGACCTTGTCAATCCGTTGATAGATATAACTATTAACGGCATTTCAAAAGGAGCGGACTATGTAAGTCTTACTGGCACATTTGGTAACAGTGATGTATCGGAAGACTTTAACTGGACTGAAACCGGCATTTTTGCCGAGGATGAAGATGGGAACGAACATCTCTATGCATACTGTCATACCGGCGAGCAATATGAGACGATTTATGCGAACACGGCGGGAAGACCTCTTTCTGTCACACTCACGATTCTTGTTATGGTAGGTGACGCAAAAGAGGTTACTGCAAGTGTCGGCGAAGGCTCTGTTTATGCAACAAGGGAATCGCTTGAAGATCATAAGCGCGACACGTCAAATCCACACAAAGTGACTAAGGATCAGATCGGACTTGGGAATGTTGAAAACGTTTCGCCAGCCGATATGGTTATTGAATATGAACAGGCATCGGATATCAGTGAGCCAAAGTCCGGTGAAAAAATGTCGACTTTCCTCGGCAAGGTTAAAATCGCTATTAATAATTTGATCCTGCACCTAAAGGCTAATAATCCGCACAAAATTACACCAAAAAAAATAAATGCAGCGGAAGAATCGCACAAGCATAATGCAGATGACATCACTTCCGGCACGCTTAATCCAAAGTATGGCGGCACAGGAGTTACATCACTCGAATCTTTATCGGAGCAGCTGTCAAGCAGCCTTATAGTAGTCGGTGAATACACCGGTAATAATCAGTCTTACAGAGAAATATCCCTTGGGTTCTATCCAAGGGCGGTATTACTTTTTGACTCACATGGCAGAACATCGGCAAAATACCGAACGGCTGTGGAGTTCCCATGCGTATACTACGGTGGATTAGCGCTAAGGGGTGGTCCGATAAAGAAGTCACACAATGGCAACGAATACACCGTGCTGGCTGTCACGCAAAACGGCTTTGCCGTCGGATATAACGACAGCAGCGTCAACAGTTCGGAAACAATGATGGTATATACCAACCGCTCAGGCTTATCATACAGATACATTGCAATAAGGTAAAGGTAAGGTGAAGATATGGGAACTAAAAAAATTACTGAAAGTCAAAGTACTAACAACATAAATGATAACGCCAGCGTGCTTCTAACTCAGCCGGAAAGCGTGGATGGAGTTGAAAGGGAATCTCTCCGCAGGGCTCCCCTGAAGGCTTTTGTTGAAGTCCTAAAAAACAACGGCTTAATGACGAGTGCTGAATTCAAAGCCCTTGTAAAAGATGTTGAAGCTACAGAAACCGGCATAAGGCTCACGTTCCGGGACTACTCAACGAAAGATATCGACATCATTCCTAACAAAATAGAAAAGCTTGAAAAAAGTGCAGACGGGTCGATGCAGAAATCGGTTTATGACAAGATCGGGCGCGAGGTGGATATATATGACTATGCTGCCAACAAGGCTAATGAGGTTGCAAAGGACCTCAACGCATATAAGCAAACGGTAGCCAAGGAAATCAGAGATGCCTACCGCTTTACCGAAGGCGTTGTATACCCAGACCTTGCTGGGGCACTGCAGGGGGCGGTTGAGCAGTCTAAGAGCTACACTCAGGCGGCTTTAACCGATTACAAGGCGTTTACGGTAGTGACCGTTGACGAACTGCCGCTGGTCGGAGAAGAACGCGTCTTTTATCTTCTGCCAAAGGAGGGCAGAGACGGCTATGACAAGTACTGGTGGATAACCGACGCCGACGGAAAAGCGAAGTGGGATGTCTTCGGAAGCTCATCCACCGTTATAGTTAGCTCACTGCCGGAAACGGGAGATATTGATGTTGACTATATCCTGAAAACCGAAGCGGGCTGTATGTATTACAAGTGGATAGAAGGTGTCTGGGAGGTAGTCGCCGGTTCTATTGCAACGGTCGTTACCGCTCTGCCGGAGACCGGAAACGAGTATACTGACTACTATGTGCAGAACAAAAACGGCACATACACTCACTACAGATACATCGGCGGAGGCTTTAAGGCTATAGGCTCGGATTCATATACCAAGAGCGAACTTGACGATATATTTGCTTCACAGGTTGACGACAAGCTGAAAGAAATAAACAGCAGGCTCAACACTCAGCAGGGAGATATTGAGCGGGCTGAAGCGGTAGTTAACGGCTTGGGTAATATGGTTTCGGACGTAACCGAGACCGAAACGGGTCTGAAAATCCATTTCAAAAGTGGGGACACCAAGGGCGTAAGCACCAAGGACACAACAATCAAGGTCGAGGACGTAAACAAGAGTGAGGACGGAATTTCTGTGGTATACACCGATGGCAGTACAAAGGATATAGCAATAAGCGGCGGTGGTGGTTCTGTTGCTACCGGCTCGGCTTCAATTATCCGTATCACCAGCTCATCAACTCAGTGCGTATATGGTGACTCCTGCCCGATTTCATTCACCTTCAACGCAATAGATTCCGCCGGGGATATGGTCGGAGACGGAACGGCTACATGGTATGTCGGAAATATCAAAAAGACCACAAGCATTGTGCATCAGGGGGATAACACCTTCGACGTAGGAAAATACCTCAACGTAGGCTCAAACAACGTCAAGGTAAGCATAAGCGTAGATACCGGCGGTGAAACGCCTACGGTCACAACAAAAACATGGTCGGTCAATGCGATCAATATGTATGTCGTATGGGATTATGACGATACAACCGTCAACGAATCCGAGACTATAGCCCTGCGTTGGACGCCTTACGGGGATTTGTCAAAAACCACGCATATCATCATTGACGGCGAAGAGGTATACACTGCGGAAACAACGCGCTCTGGCGTTCAGCAGTATGCTATCATAAACAAATATCCTCATGGAAGCCATTTGACGGAAGTCTACCTTACCGCCACGGTCAACGGTCAGACAATAAGGTCAAATTCAGTGTTCCACGATGTAATTTTTGCGGATGCCGGAAACAGCACACCGATTATAGCCTGCTCGCTTTCTGAGTATGAGGTTACGCAGTATAATACTTTGCCTATTCCGGTTGTAATATACACTCCGTCAAGCCTGACATCCAATGCAATACTCAAGGTTGACGGTGTTGAAACCGCGAAGTGGACAGGCGTAGACCGTACCGTTCACTTTTGGAACTATACTCCGAACGACTTCGGGGAAAAGGTGCTTAGCGTTGAGTGCGGCGAAACCGTAAAGACTATACATCTGACCGTCAGCCAGCTTAACATAAACAACGAGGAAGTATCCGGCTATGCTTTTAAACTGAAAGCAAGCGATATTGCGGGAAACGACGCTTTAAGAGCATGGTCGAGCAATGGGGTGGATATCGCCTTCTCGGATAATTTCGACTGGAGCAACGGCGGCATACAGACCGAGCTTGACGACAACGGCAATGTCCGTCAGTTTATCTGCGTAAAAGCAGGAACGACCGCAACTATAAACTATGAGCTTTTTGGGAACGAAGCTAAGGTCAACGGCAAAAACTTTAAGGTCATATTCAAAGCCCTGAACGTTCGGGACTATGATGCTAAATTCCTTCGGTGCATAGACGGCGGCATAGGCATAGAGCTTGGTGCTAACAACGGCGCTGCAAGCTCTGAGCAGAATAGCGTTGATGTTCAATATCAGGAGAATTCGTATGTTGAGTTTGAGTATGATATCCGCCCGGATTCAAGCTTCAGGTATATTCAAACTTACCTTGACGGCGTGCTTTCGAGCACAAAGGTGTACTCCCCGGACGATAACTTTACTCAGACCAATAAGCAGAAGATAGTTATAGGCTCGCCGGACTGCGACGTCAATATCTATCTTGTGAAAGCCTATGAGACGTATCTCAATATGGACAATCACATCGAGAACTTCATAGCTGACGCGCCCAACGCTCAGGAAATGGTGCTCAGATACGAAAGAAACGATATACTTACGGACAGCGGCGAGATATCCTACGAAAAGCTTGCCGAGAAGAATCCTAAGTGCCGGGTTCATCTATGGGATATCCCGCGCATGACGCAGGGCAAAAAGGACTATGTCGAGGGCTGCCACTATCAGCAGATATATAAAGCCGGTGACGTGAGACATCAGATCACTGCGGATAACGTCAGAATCAGTATTCAGGGTACTTCTTCGGTAAACTACAAGGATTCCGGCGCTAACACCGACGGCAAATTTTCAGAAGGCTTTACCGACGGCAACGGTCAGCATATCGACGGCTACAGTATGGAGGATAACTCGATTCCGGTCAACTACTTCAACACCAAGGTAAATATCGCTTCTTGCGAGAATATCAACAACAAGTGTCTGGCGGAGTGGTACAACCGTTATCAGCCTTACAAGACGAAGTGGAGGCAGAAGAATCCGCTGGCAAGAGATTGCATGGAGCATCACATGGGAGTGCAGTTTATCAAAGACCAGTCGCACGTTCTGTTCCCGGATGACAACTACCATATGTATGCCATTTGCAACATGGGAAACAGCAAAAAGAATCTTGAGGTATTCCACGACAAGGACAATCCACTTGAATGCTGCATAGAAACGCTGGACAACAACTCTACCCACTGCCTTATGCTTGACCAGAGCTTCAGCGCGGCGGATCTGGACAGTGAGGACTTCTTCGAGTTCAGATATCCGGATGCACCGACCGACGATATGAAGCAGGCTTTTGTCCGTTTCGTACAGTGGATGGCGAGCTGCAACCCCAACGGTGCCACAGGTTCGGCGCTTCCTTCGGCTGTTACATATGGGGCGTATACCTTTAAGGGAACAGGTCAGGAGGGCGAAGTCTTAGCGGGGCTTACTATCGACGAATACGCCGGAACATATACGCATGACACATACGAGTACCGCATGGCGAAAATGCTTGACGAGTGCGAAGATCACCTCGTTATGGACGCTATGGTATATCACTATGTTTTTGTTGAACAGCATACCATGGTGGATAACGTCTGCAAGAACACTTTCTGGGGTACGGAGGATTTAGTTCACTGGCAGTTGGCTAAGAACTACGACAACGATACCGCCGACGGAAACAACAATACGGGCAAGTTAGTCATTCCGTTCGGTTGTGAGGGTATGGACGCTTTGGGAGACGGAGACGTATTCAACGGCAAAACAAGCGTCTGGTGGGTATTCGTCAACGGGCTTTATGAAGCAAGGCGGGCTATGTGGATAAACCGCGAATCTGCCGGAGCCTGGGATTCAAAGGCTTATCTTGATTTTGCAAAGGACGAGCAGGATATCATCCCGGAGCGGGTATATAATCAGGATTACTGGTATAAATATCTCCGCCTTTACGAGACCAACGGCGTGACTACATATATCCCCATGCTCGAAGGCGGAAAGAAGACACATCAGAGGGAATCCTTCGTAACCAACAACGAGTGGTATATGGCTGGGCAGTACATGGGAACAGCCTGCACAAGCCGTTCTATCACCTTGCGTGGCTACACGCCAAGCGAGTGGCAGGGGGTGCGACCCAAGTCTGAGGTTTCGGTTCAGCTCTACAATAAGGGCTATGTAGTTGTTCAGATAGGCAGCATTTACAAGCGTCAAAAAGCTGAAAAAGGACAGTTCTGCACTATAACCTTCACCGATTCGGGCGACATGAATGACACGGTAATAAACATCCACGGTGCAAATTTGGTTCAGGCTGTCGGAGATATCTCCTGCCTGTATGTAGGGCGCTCTGACTTTTCAGCCGGTACGAGGCTTCGTTCAATAACAATCGGCTCGACCGCTGAGGGGTACAGGAACAATAACCTGAGTGAAATAGGCTTCGGCACAAACACCATGCTTGAAGAGCTGTATGTTCAAAACTGCCCGAACGTTAAGGCTACGCTGGACTTATCCGGCTGTCAGGCTCTTAGGAAGATAGACGCGCGCGGAAGCGGCTTCACAGGATTTATATTTGCTGTAGGCGGTCTGCTTGAAGAAGCCCGGCTCGGCTCTCCGGCTTCTGTTAATATGCGGAATCTGTATAACATCAGTGACGAAGGCTTCTCGCTTGAAAGCTATGAGAATCTTTCGACTATCCGCATGGAGGAGTGCCCGAGGATTGATTCGCTGGCGCTTATCAACCGTGCTGTTAATTTGGCACGTTTGCGTTTGCTCGGAATTGACTGGGCTATAGCTGAAACGGACATATTGAACCGGCTGCTGAAGCTTGCCGGACTTGATGAGAACGACCACAACCTCGAAATCGACCCGGAAAAGCCGCAGTCGGGCTCGGTACTTACCGGTGAAGTGCTGGTAAGCGGAGCTATAAGGAATCAGGAGCTTTCAAATTACGCCGCGAGATGGACTGAGCTGAAAATCAACTACAATCCGCAGAATCTTGTAACGCAGTATCTTGCGACCTACGTCAACAAGGACGGAATTGTTTTGTATACAGCTTACGTAGACAGAGGAACAATACCGCCTGATCCGGTTTCAGAGGGATTTATCGCCACGCCCACAATGGCAAGCACGGAGCAATATACCTTCGCATACAACGGATGGGACGAAATAGAAAGCGCTATGCTTGCGCCGCGCACCATAACCGCTGTTTATACCGAAACAGTTAGAGAGTATACGGTTACTTGGTACTCAAGAGTAGGACTACCGCTTAAAGCCAAAACACTGCCTTTCGGAAGTGAGGCAGTATATGACGGCGATCCGCCGGTGAACGTGTCCGAAGAGGACGCATTTATTTACAACGCCTTTGCAGGATGGGATAAAAGCACCGGATATATCAGAGGAGATATTGATGTATATGCTGTGTGGGAAAGAGCAGAACTGCCGGTTGCCGGTAAATCTTTGGAGGATATGACCGTTGGAGAAGTAAACGCCGTTGCAGCTGCGCACCAAGCTGAGAACTACTTTGAATCTAAAGACCATTACAACATTATTCTCGGTCACTTTGGAAACTTTTCTAATGTCGAAAGTCAGGTTATAGCCGAAAACTTATATCTTGACGGGCATACTGCGAAGAACACCGGCATTAAGCTTTTTAGTGCGGATGAGCGTTCATTTACTATTGCTATAGATTTTCAGTTTTCGGATTTGACAGCAGAAAGTACGCTTGTGTCATGCTTTGACGAGGACGGATACGAAGGTTTTAAGCTGAGCTATAACGGTACACCACAGATACAGTGGGAGAATGCTTTTTCAAGCTTTGGCTATAAGAACTACAGGGATATTGTTGTATTAAGGCATATAAAGGGCGACACTAAGCTTTATGTGTACGCTTCAAACGGTGCAAACTCTGAACGCTTCAGCGATGAAATATTCAGAGAGGAAATAATAAGGAACAGGCAGACCTTTACAGAATCTACGCTTACGCTTGGTGCTATACGCTTTTTGGGCGATGGTGGATATGACAACTACGGAAAAGGTATTATCCATTGGTGTAAACTCTGGTGGGACGACCTTGGAGATGCAAACGCACGGCAGTTAGCTGCATGGTGTCATGAAATGCTGGTAATGGATTACTGCGGTTCTGGAAGGTACAGAATTTCAGGAAACACAAGCCAAAAGTCCAACGCATCCTTTATCGCAAATAATCTTTTAGCAGACCGCACGCACGCGATGAACACTACCGGTACAAACTTGGGCGGCTGGGATGTGACTGCAATGAAGGACTTTTGCAATACAAGACTTATGGCGGCACTTCCTGTTGTCTGGCAATCAATGATTTTGTCGGTAAAGCTCAACTGCATGGTGGACACTTCAGGAACTATGGGAATATCTGAATCAAAAATATATGTTCCCTGCTATGCGGAGATTGCTCCGACGACAAATAGCGATTATTTAAAAGAGGGAGAAACGATAGATTTCTTTACATCTTCTGAATCGAGAGCAAAATTCATGGGCAGAGCCATTCCTGACGGTTCTACCTGTTACGTTTCAAGCACAGAGCCTTCACAGACAAGCACCAATCAGGTTAAAGTCGGAGATACATGGATAAACACCAAAAACGGCTATAAAAACTATATTTATATATCTGCCGAAGAGGTTGAACAGCTTAGTATAGTAACAACTACAAGCTTGAACTCCGGAAGTGATCCAATTGCCGCATACATAGGAGGCGCTTGGATTGCCGCTTACAACTATTTTACAAGGACGATAAACGGTCAGCCATACTTCTATAACGTTGACGAAAAAGCTGAAGTACCACCGTCATGGGCACAAGTTGCAAGAGGCGTTGATATTTGTTTTTCCATTTAATAAGGGGGCTAAGTCTTGAAATATTATAAGATAATTTATTCTGAAAAAATTATGGGAGCTTGCACGTCAAATGACTTAAGAAGATACCAGAAAAAGCATGGAATCCTTTTGATAGCAAGTGAGCAGAACGCGCAGTATATACAGTGCGGTGATGTACTCTATCACGACAAGTGGATGCTTCCGTATGCTGTTGCAGTTCCTTGCCATGAAGCTGATGTCGAAGAAATAGAAGAAAGCGAGTACACAGTTTTGATGGCAGCATTGGAACAGGGCAATGAAATTGCGATAGAGCCGGAGCCTCCCGATATTGCTCCGGAGCCTTTACGCATCGATCCGATTGATGAAATCACGCTGGAATGCGTTAAGAAATCTAAAATCTCCGAAATGAGTGCGAAATGTCAGAAAACCATCGCTGGCGGCTTTGATATCATCCTGAGTGACGGCGAAAGCCATCACTTCTCGCTTACGATGCAGGACCAGTTGAATCTGATAACGCTTTCTTCTATGGTGGATGCAGGTGAGGCATTGATTACTTATCACGCGGACGGAGAACCTTGCAGGGAGTTTCCAGCTGGTGACATCACCAAAATAATTAATGCCGCTGATGCATTTAAGACGTATCATCTGACTTATTATAACGCCTTGAAGGGCTATATAGGCGGGATGGATGATATCAAGGAAATCGGCGTGGTTACTTATGGAGCGGAGATTCCGGAGGAGTATATGACTGAGGTTCTGAAAAAGGTTCCGAAGGAATGGGGTGAGATGAGACGCTTATAACATTTGTGTGCAATCATCACATTGCACACGGACAGAACTAAGAATATGAAATCTTAAAAATGAAAGGTCGTAGAAAAATGAAAAACGTTTATTACACACTCGTAGGCATTGTGGGAAGTCTTTTTGCTTCCCTCTTCGGCGGATGGGATGCCGCTATCGTTACGCTCATAATCTTTATGGCGGTTGACTACATAACCGGCTTAATAGTCGCCGGGGTCTTCCACGCTTCAAACAAGTCGCCCAACGGTTCGCTTGAAAGCCGTGCCGGCTGGAAGGGGCTTTGCAGAAAGGGCGTTACCCTGCTTGTGGTGCTGGTCGCCACTCGCCTTGATATGGCTATTGGCACTCATTATATCCGGGATGCGACGGTTATAGCCTTTGTGGCGAACGAGGCAATATCTATAATAGAAAATGCAGGGCTGATGGGTATTCCGATACCCGAGATAATAATTAGGATGATAGACGTGCTTAAAAAGCGCTCAGAGGATGGAGATGGCGAGAATGGCGGTTCAGATTAAAGGCATAGACATATCAAAGTACCAAGCGAGCAGTACAAAGCCATATAAAAGCAAAGTAAATTTTGAAAAGCTTAAAAGCTTGGGCTACGAATTTGTTATGCTCCGGGCGGGATTCGGCTCATATTCCAGCCAAAAAGACCGCGCCTTTGATAACCACTACAGCGCCGCCAAGGCGGCAGGGTTACATATAGGAGCGTATCATTTTAGCTATGCCAAGACGGTACAGGAGGCAAAAAAGGAGGCTGACTGCTTCCTTGGGTGGATAAAGGACAAAATACTTGACTACCCGGTTGCCTTTGACATCGAGGCAGAGTGTCAGAAGTCCTTGACTACTGCACAGCGTACAGATATAGCCTTAGCTTTTATGCAAAAAGTCGAAAAAGCCGGGTACTACACCATGCTTTACGCTTCGGCGGACTGGTGCAAAAACAGGCTTGATATGGACAGGCTGAAGCACTTTGATGTCTGGCTTGCTTGCTATACGTCCGAGGCAAGACGCAACGAGCTTTATAAGCATGATATCCTCGGCATATGGCAGTATAGCTCATCCGTGATTCTGCCCGGGGTGTACTCAGGACGGCTTGACCATAACGTTGCCTACAAGGATTATGCAAAAATCATCACGAGTAAAAAGTTGAATAGGCTATAAAGAGTAACCGCCCCGGGGGTCTTGAGTGACCTTTCCGGGGCGGTTTTGTTTTTCAAAAAAAATTAAAATTTTCAAAAATTTTTTCTAAAAGTACTTGACATACTCTTGATAGTATGCTATAATATAATCATAGGAGGTGAGAAAAATGCAAAGTAAGAAAAACAAAAAGCCTACCGCTTACGAGATAGCAGAACTAATAATCAAGGCTGTGGTTGCAGTCGCCGCTTTGATTACCGCTATCAAATGGTGGTAGGCTCACAGAGGGGCGAAAGCCCCTCCCCCCTCTCGGGGTTCAATAATATTATATCACAAAGAAAGGAGTTTTACAAGTGGGTATGAAAAATAATTTCTGGATTTTATCGCTTTGTGCTTTTCTGCTGATAGCTGCAAATATAGGGCTTAGCGTTCCGCTCAGGGTTGCTATTGCTGCAAATGCCACTGTCATTATTTTAGACGTAATTAAGCAAGCAAGGAGGCTTGGCAATGCCGGAAACGAAAAGGAAGACTAAAACCTCATCGGCTGTAAAGCAGCGATACAATCAAAAAACTTATAGTGCTGTTACGGCATATCTCCCAAAGGAATTGGCGGAAAACTTTAAGAAAAAGTGCCGGGAGGAGGGTATCTCCCAAGCACAGATAATCAAGCAGGCGGTTGAGGAATTTATAGCAAAGTAGGCGCTGACATTTGCCCTGCTCCCGGAAGATTTAATTTCATCCGGGAGCGGGGATATTTTTATAATTGGATAGTTGTTTTTATTTGCGGCGACTTATTTTTTTGCGTGATTTTTCAGCAGCACTTCCCTCTCCTAAAAACTTATTTATAATTAGTAGCTCTCAGAAATTGAGCATATAAAAAAGCCGGCGAAAGCAATCTTAACTTACCTTCTCCTTTAATGTCGCAATATATATAAAAAATCGGAATGTATCGCCATAAAATTGTACTATTTTTTCATAATTTGCTCTTGACTATTTATAAATGGTGGTTTATAATATTCTCAGAAATTGAGATATAAAAGCATCATGGTCAAATCAAGCAAGCTTACCTATCGGCTTGACGGGGAGAAAGGCAGATAAAAATGGGAACACGATTTACTTACAGATTACAGCTTGATGCAAGCAAGGTTATACAGATGTGCATAGATAACCAGTATTACACTTGTGGAGATTGCGAAGAGTACGGAAAGATGCTTACATACGTTTGTGAACATGAGATAAAAACAGAGGCTGACCTCTTGTGGATAGCAAATGACATCATCAGCCATTCTAATCCAAACACAATAAGTGAAGACGACTTGGAACTTGTGGTCTGGGCATTGCTGAATAAGTGTGGTAATATCACGGTTGAAGAAAACGATTGCGTAAATTCACCTTTGCCGGTTGTGCAGGAAGAAAAGGAAAAAACGGCGGATATTGTAGCTTGTATAAGTGAGCGTATTACCGAAGATTTTGAAATGGTGCACAAAAGCAATCCTGGTAACACTGCGGCATTCAGCAAACTTTCAAAAAATCTGGAAGACATTGTGCATCGTATGTTTAATAGCGGCTTGCTGTGGAACTCCGAAAAAATTGAACTGTGGAAGAAAATTCAATTGTTATGTCTGAAATATAGTGAGGAGGATTAAAATGCTCAGACTGATTTTTATGGATTCGCCCGCATACATAGCAGCGTTCGCCCTCGGGCTTATCGGGATATACCGTTTCCGCGACTGGGCTTTGCAGAGACAGCGCCGCAAGGATGCGGAGCGGGCAGAATCGGAAAAAGAAAGGATAGGTTGACATGAAAGATATAGGCGAGATAAAGAGAAGCGTAACTCTCACCAATGAGCAGTGGCGAAGCGTGGTTATGTGCATAGCACAGGTGCAATTACAGTATTGCCAAAGCCAAGAAAACTGGAAGCGACTGTATGCAAATTCTGAAGGAACGCTGGTGCGTGAAGAAGCCGAAAGCATGGCAAAGTCTTACGAGGACGACATAGAAAAGCTGGAAGAAATCAGAATGACGATTGGCGGAGATGTAGCCGCGGATGAGCAGGCATGAGCGTCGGAGAAGATGAAGA